TATATGTCAAGGAAGAACCAGATACTTTGTATCACAAAAAATATGATTACATCTATGCTCACTTAGATGGTTATGTTTTAGATGATAACTTTAAAAAGCAAGGTGTCTTTGAAGCTAAACACGTAAGAGCTTACACCAAAGATCAAACTATTCTTGAAAGATACTATGCACAGTTACAACACTACATGATGGTAACTAATCTACCAAGATGTTGGCTATCAGTATTATATGGTAACCATGATTACAAAGCATTTGTTGTTGATAAAGATAAAAAGTTTCAAGACAAACTTCTTAATGCAGAAAGAACATTTTGGAATCACATTATAAATGATGAAGAACCAGAGGAACACGTAGACATAGATGAAATAGGAGGACTACATGACTAACAAAAGAGTATGGGATCAGTTCAAACATACTGATCCTAAGTTTACTAAACCATTCAGTAAGTTTGGTAGAACATTAACAACAACTGATCCTATGTATCAAGTAATGAGGATGACTGATTACTTTGGTCCAGTGGGTGAAGGTTGGACATACGAAGTAAAGTATACCTACACTGAGCAGAATGTATTTGCTGAACTCAAGATAGGTTGGAAACAAGATACCAACAAAGACTTTAATTGGTATGGACCAGTATCAGCAGTTAATCCTTTATACAATAGCAAGGGTTCACTAGATGATGAAGCACCTAAGAAAGCTATGACTGATGCTATGACTAAAGCTATGTCGCATTTAGGTATGTCAGCAGATGTATTCTTAGGATTGTTTGATAGCAATAAATATGTTTCAGAAATGAAAGAAAAGTTTTCTGCTAAATCAAACGTAGATCAATCAAAAGTAAGGGAGGTTACATGATTGAAAAGCATGATCCATATGAATGGATAGCAGATGAAATCAAAGAGGTAAGTAAACAATTAGAAAATTTAAATACAACCTTTGATGACATGCATAACACACTAATAAGATTCTTTGGAATCCTAGAAGATAAAATAAAAAAGGAGAACGATAATGATTAATCGAGTAATACTAGTAGGTAGATTGGGTACAGATCCAGAGATCAAAGCTACCAGCAAAGGTGATGAGTTTGCTAACTTTAGCCTGGCAACTTCAAAAAAGATCAAGACCAAAGATGGTACATGGCAAGAGAAAACTACTTGGCATAAGGTTACTACCTTTGATCCTAATCTAACACAAACTATTAAGAACTATGTGAAGAAAGGTACAATGCTATACATCGAAGGTGAGATAGATGTATCTGATTACACAGATAGTAATGGTAACAAAAGATATAACACTTCTATCATTATTCCTAGAATGGGTATCATGAAGATGATTAGTACTAAGGGTGATGCTAAACAATCACCTACTAAAGACATCAATGATGATATGCCAGATGACGATATCCCTAGCGATATACCATTTTAGTTTCCACATGGGTAATAACCACATGGGATATAGTTTTACTCATGTACCAAGATGATGGTGATTGAGTAAAATGACAAGGTGCTAGTACTAACAATAATTAATTTCATTAAGAAAGGATAATTTTGTTTGTGTATATATCCCCTAGTATTAGCACCTTTCACATGATAGAAAGAGTTAATGACAATGATTGTTAAAGGAGAACTAGACGAATTGGTAGACACACTTCAAGATTACAGTGTCTATCTCAAGCAGTTCGGTTATGACACCGATACTATTTTTGCAGCATATGCCATCATGGCAGCTTCGCTATCAGGCAAAAAGATACAAGAAGAATNANNCNNCAGATGCTATCAAAGAACGNATGANNGAACTNANTGTTGTNCANGTTCGTGCTTCTGGTACAGTTCANTAGCATATTCCACNGCATCAAAANTATGATGTTCCCAAAACNTATGTTCTGGTTTATACTTACCCCATGTCAGATCTGAATGGTGTTCAAAACACAATGGTACTACAAGCTGATTAGATCTATTATGTTGAACCTGGCTACCACGTAGATGATGAACGTTCATTGGAGTATTTGACATACAACCTGGTACGCAACATCCGTACTCTATAATCTTTAGAAAATATTTTTTATCTTTAGACGTATACTTTGCCATCCCATGAACCATCCTTCCTCAATAACATTGGAACAATAGATGGTACACCATTAGTAATAACACCACAAGATAAAATTGGTTTAGCCATATTAACTTTCATATATGCCATAGCCATAGACTTCTTATCTACAAGACAACCTACAGACATACCCCAGTTAAGATGGAAGTCATTACCTACATACTCTATATTTGACTGGGTATGATAGTGCCCCTGAACAACTGAAGCAGACATCATCTGTACTGCCTTTACAATATTCTTAGATACTTGATGTGCAAAGTAAACTCTACCCATAGCAGTATCTTCCCAATGAGATTCTTTCCATACCCAACCATGACCTACATCTAGTATTTCATTGTAGTCTTTGAGAAAGAACTTAGACATACCCTTTGCCATAGCACGTCTCAGTACCATAGATCCATGATTAGATTCTAGTATAGTCATTACAGGAAACATAGACTCTAGTTTCTTCATGTGATATCTACCGATTTCTAGTTCATCAGCAGGTGATGGTAGATCTGGATTGATTACATGAGAAACATTAATTGAGTGCCAATCCATTTCGTCTCCGATATGAATGACATTCGTAGGATTATACTTAGCAGCCAAAGACTCCAAGAACCTATAACTATCAGGATGATGATAAGGCACATGCAGGTCAGATATGACCAAAATTCTATCGTTTTTTCCTGTTTTAAGAGCCGTAGAAGGGGTACTTTCACTCTTTCTAGGTCTACCCCTACCCCTTTTTATTATTATTGAATTTGTCTGCGACTTTCTCTGCTGATCTTCCAACTGTATATCCTCCTATCCCTACTAGGATAATGTTTAAGAGAGAGTTCTGTACAGACTCTGGGATGTTTGGTGCAGTAAATCCAAACCAATGAGCTACCATCAAACCAGCAAAGACCAACATCATGATTGGTCGCCAGTTTCTTTGTAAGAATCCTCCCTGTGCTTCTGTTTGTATAATCTTAGCAGCACCTTCTAAGTGTGCCAGTTCTCCTGCTATAATCTTTTCTTGTACTTTAGCTTTAAGTTTGTCAGCCTCTCCCTTATTATCGACAACTTTATCAATAGTTTTAAAGACTGCTCCAGCGATAGGTCCGAGTAAGTTAAGCATTTATTTTCTCCATTATTGATGCCAGAGCTTTTGCTCTGTTCGGTGTTTGATTTGCCCATCTGGAATCTAACATTTCCCTTGCACATTCCGAGTACCTTTGTTCTTTAAGATTAGATAAAGCACCTTTGAATTTAGATACACCACCTTCACCCATTTGAAAAACCATTTCGATAATAACTTCACGAGCTGTGTCATCAATATCATAGCCATCAAGAATCCTCGAAGCACCATCAACTGCATTTTGAAAATCACTCTCAAATAAATCCTCCCATCCATCTCTGTCTGTCGGTATATCTTCACCAGGTATGATCTTATGTCCATACCCACCAGTTTCAAATCCCAAAGTATCTCGGTATACAGTTTCGCAATACCCTTCATGTTCTTTAATCCTCCCTTTTAAATTAGAATACATTGTCTTTAGTTGTACAGAATCCTGTTACAAACAAATCCTTTTCATTAGCTAAAGTATATTTAAAATTATCCACATATGCAAGGCACTGTGGAACTGTATCAAATGACTCTGTTAAGGGTTCTGTTATACAAACCTCCTCCAACGGAGAGTATAACGATTGCACACAAGCAATCATAATCAGGTATACTTTCATACCTAATATAATATAGAGATTATTATTCCTAGTAAATTAGAGAATACCAAGAATCCAACACTCCATAATACTTTCTTAATCATGTTCATATCTTTTTCAATATGATATAGGTGATTGTTTTGAATAGTATTTAAACGCTCAGAAATAACAGCTACTTCTTTATCAAGATTAGCTAGTTTTTCTGTGTTATCCATTTAAGTTCTCTTGTTGCAATTCTTTATGTTTTTCTTTTAAAGCTATTATTTCGTCTATTGGTAGATTAATTAATCCAGTTCGTAAAGAGAAATTTCTATCATACGATCCTGTTAATCTTTCATGTGCAAGACTTAATTGTTCTTCTAGATCTTTAATTCTTTTCTTAGCTTTTCTTAATAACTGTTCTACTTCTTTCTGTGTACTCATATTATCCCTTCTTCCTAATAGATTTAATGAACTCATATTCTACACCATTAATAATCTTAACGTCAATCTCAGCTTCTACTTCCCCACATACAATCTGAGCTTCTTTCATATTACGTTCCATAACTCTTTTATTCTTGAGGCACTCACTAAGAGAATCTTGGATAGTATGTTCTATTAATGAACCACCAGTAAACAAACATAAAGCTAATACTGTTTTAATGACCATTGGCTCTAATCTTATCCTTTAATGATTCAATATCACTTAATGCTTTTTCCATGTCTGTTTGTAATCTCATAATGTTTACTTTGTTATGTGCCATGTTTTCTAAATCTTCTACAACACTTTCTACTTGACCAGATATAAATTCTAATAACATAAACTGTTCCTGATCTACAGGCGTTTGGTCAGCAGCTTTAACGAGATCAGCTTCAAATAATGTCTGTCTAGTTTCAATGTTGTTTAATCTTTCTATAATACCAAAGTAACCATATACAGCAGCAGCTGTACCAGCTATTAAACCTATCAGATTCTTTATAGGTAAACCTATTTCTGTTTTATCAGATAGACTAGGCATTACTTACAAATACAGTCGTAACCTTCGCAACATTCACACATTATGGTTTAGGTATATCTGTTTTGACTGTAGCAATCGCATCTTTCCAAGTAGTAGTTCCATCTACAGCATCGTGATACTGCATATCTAACTGGTCTTGGATTGACGGATAAGCATCTGCTCTATCTCTTTGATACTGTTTGTTGTCGTAAGCAGTTTGTAACTCAGCTTTCTTTGCTGATACTTGACTCCATGTAAAATCCTGTGTGTCTTTGTAAATAGCACT